TATTTATACAGAAAACAAAAACGGCGTAATAGGACGAATAGGATCAATAACGTAACGTTACAAAAGAATTGTTTTGTTACCCCACGCAAAATCTAAAACCTCATTAAATCAACGTTTTCGGGTGTAACAAAGGACATAAACCTAACGGAAAACAGATTTTAATCACATCTACGAATCACAAATATTATTCTACACCACGATAAATAGCACTAATACTACATTTGAATAAGTTTATTTACAATTAGCGTCAACCATGTATGCATTATTTAAATGCTGTTCTACATAGTGTATTATTCAATATTAAAATAAGGAGTTGGTAGTGTGGACAAGGACATGTTACGCAGAGAATTTAAAATAGCCATTCGAACACAACGGTATCTCCGATGGCAGTGCATAGCGGTATTACTAGGAACGTATTGTGTTTTCTTAGCGTGGATGACAGATAGCATGTGGTTAAAGTGGATTACAACAGTGGTAAACATAGCTATAGCTAGCTATTCGTATATCCAAGCTAAGCAAGTTAAAAATGAATGTGAGATTATAGACGAAAAGATTAAGCGTATTGAGAATGGGGAATTGTGGCATTAGAGGTAACGGAGAATAGAACTAAGCATCCCAAAAGGGGTGCTTTTTATTTTGCACAAAGGGAGATGTTCAGAATGAGCGAGTGGCAAATTGGTCATATTGAAAAGTTAATTAGACAATTAGTAGATGATAAAAGAGTATCTGAACTCGTGGCTAGGTTAGAGCCAAAAGATGATAAAGTTTCTGTTTCTTTTAATTACGATAATACGCCAAATTATAAACCTGACGGGCGCGGTGGGTACATTTCTGAAGGGGGATGATCGATTATATGGACTTCATTAATACTATCAACTGGGAAATGTTTGGATACGCAATTATTACACTATTAACCGCAAGTGGTGTTACATTCAGCTGGCTCAAGAAGATGTGCCAGAAGATTGAGTCTACTAATCTACGTGTGGAAGAGCATAGGGACGAGATACGCGAGATTGTGGATGAGATGAGAAAACTTATTGAGAACAATAAGGGGGCTAAGCAATGACACGTGTTAGATTTCTGCAACCGTTTACCTATGCGGGTGCAACTATGACGGACTCTTATAGCTTTAACGCTAGCCCGAATGTGGAAGGATACTTGGATGATGAGGTAGCGGCGGACTTAATCAACGAGGGACTAGCAGAAGCGATTGTTTAACGACCACACACTCTATCGAGGAGGTGAAACATGCTACAGAAACTTAAGAAGATGCTGAACATACGCGAGAAGAAATCATATGGTGCATATTCCCTCCTGAATGGCCCGTGGAGTGTGTGGGGCTGGAACGACGGAAATATAACAGGTTGGAAGTACGATAGATACGCATGGTTAGGATATATGATGAACCCAATCGTGTACAGAGCGGTTAATATAAGGGCTGACGCAGTGGCAGGCATTCCTTGGAAGCTCTATAAAAAGATGTCGGATAATAGAGATGTAGAGATTGAAGCAGCACCAGTATTAGATTTACTGAAGAGGCCAAACCCCTGGACAGGTGAAAAGGACTTCTTCGCTCAGTTCGTGCAATATCTAGATTTAAGCGGTAACACTTACGTACAAAGCGCAGGTCCTAAGATAGGTCCACCAAGAGAGTTGTATTTGCTACGCCCAGACCGCATCGAGATAAAGAATGCGGATTGCGGAATAGATGGTATATGCCCAGGGGATTATGGAAATTTAGTATATGAATACAGGTGCGGAAATGCGAAAGAAATAATAGACTTACGCAATTTCCATCACACACGGTTTTGGAATCCGCTATGCGAGCTATATGGACTCTCAGTTTTACAACCAGCATCAAGTTCAATAGACATGTTAAATGAAGCCCTGCAGTGGAATGTGGCACTCTTAAAAAACGCCGCATCTCCGAGCGGTGTTCTTTATAGTGATGGAAATTTATCTGACGAACAGGTTTCTAGATTGAAAGAGCAAATGGAGTTAAAGCACCAAGGTGTCTGGAATAGTGGTAAGCCGCTTCTACTAGAAGGTGGATTAAAATTTGACCAAATGGGCATGAGTCCAAAGGAAATGGATTGGATACACGGGGTTGAGCTTGCGACTAAGCAAATTTATTTGTGTTTAGGAATTGATCCCTCTTTAGGTGGCGACAGTAAATCAAAAACTTTCGCAAATTATCGCGATGCCGAACGTTCATTCTATATAAATACGGTTATTCCGCTTCTCGAGAAAATTAGAGATGACTTCTTAAACAGTTGGCTCCTTCCACGCTTCAATATGGGAGATAATGTCTATTTCCAATATGATATTGAAGCAATAGAAGTTTTATCCGACTCAAGAACTGAAGTCTTTGAACGAATGATATCGGGGGTAGCGGCAGGCATTATAACGGTGAATGAAGCTCGCGAGGAATTGGGTTACAGCGAACTAGACAATCCGGAAGACGACACCATGCGCGATGACACAGAGGAATATATAGACATTGAAGAGCGTCCTGATGAAGGATGATTTTTTATTTTATTTAAGGGGGAAAAGATATGGCAAATGTACCGATATATTTAAATCAAGGCGGCACTGTTTTAACGATTGGCGAGGGCGCGAGCATTGATACATCCGCAACCGCGGCCGATGTAGCTACAGGGAAAACGCTAGTGGGATCAAAAATGTTTGTCTCTTCTGTGCAAACAGGAGACGGCATGGCGCAGAACGTGGCGCATTTTCTGGGCGCAACACCTTCGGCATACGTTATTATTCCCCAAGTTGTGCCGATGGGAGCCGGCGGAGAATTCAGCGCAGTTGTAGACGCGATGAACACAGACGAAACCAATATCGTGTGCACGGTAACAGATCAAGTAGACTACCAAGTCGTGGCATGGGCGTGATTAATATGGAAACTAAAGATTTCAAAGTAGAGTTTAAAGACTTTGACGATAGAACGGGTGAATTCGAAGCGTATATTTCTACAAAAAGTATTGACTCCCACAATGATAGAGTTTTGCCCACTGCATTTAATCGCAGTGTTTCCCACAACAAAGGAGTTTTCCCAATATTGTGGATGCATGACGTTAGCAAGCCTGTGGGCGCGAGTACAAAGCTATCTATAGAGAAGGATGGCGTGCGTGCGTTCGGAAAGGTCAATCTGGATATAGAACTCGGGCGAGAAATATACAGCGGTATGAAATTTGACCCACCCTACATTGATCGCACTAGTATCGGGTTCCAGTCTCTAGATGACGAATATGACAGGAAGACGAATATCCGCACCATTAAAGAACTAAAGCTGATGGAATTTAGTCTCATAACTCGTAACTTCGCATCCAATTCCGAAGCAACAGTACAATCAGTGAAATCTGATTCACCCATATACAAACGAATAGAAGATCTTGAGAAGAGGTTCGGGGATAATCCCGAGCTTCTTTTTATGTTGGAGCAAAGACTTCATGAACTAGAACAACGCATGGCTGGCTCGCAGATTAGCACCCAGCCAACAGAGTGCTCGTCTGATGACACCACTCAACCCGAATCAACTGAGTTACGAGATGAAATGAAATCTGATCCTGTGCTAATGGGTGTACTCGATGACTTTAAAAAATATCTGAGGGGTGACAAGTGATGTCATTGATTGAACAAAAGACACTAGCTGAAGAGTTACAAAGTGTGTTTGAACAATTTAAAGAAACGAATGAACAGAAGAGTGTGGAGATTAATAAGCTTGGTGAAGAAACAAAAGAAACGCGTAATAAGATGGAGAAAATGAGTGACCGGATGGATGAAATCGAAACAAAATTGAGCCGTCCTCAGTTACAAGCTACAGATACTCGAGATGTTCAAAACGAGTACACAAAAGCATTCGTAGATTGGTTTAAAAAAGGTGACGAAAGAATAAAAGGTATGGACACCAAGGCTACATTCCCGAACATGAACGAAACTATCGATCCACAGGGGGGGTATCTAGTTCCGCCAGAGTGGTATCAGAGTGTAGTAGATTCATTGGTCCAGTGGTCTCCTGTGCGCCGTTACGCTACTGTGTTGCGCATGAATCGCAAAGAGTTACGCATCCCTGTTCAACAGCAAGCACAGAATCTACAGACAGGAACACCAGCATCTGGACTATTCCGGACAAGTTGGGGGAGCGAATTTGGCCCTATTACGCAAACGGACACGGGACTGTTAGGGCAGAAAACACTCGTAGCATGTGACTTAAATGCTTTCCCATTTGCTACTAATGACATGATCGATGATAGCGCATATGGATCTATTGAAGCGTATATCCAAGAAAATATAGCCAAGTCGATTGCTTACGCAGAGGGCAGAAGCTTCGTTGTGGGAGACGGCATATTAGAGCCAACAGGGCTTTTAAACCCAACTGTTACAGGGAGCTATTCTTCGGTAACAGCAACAGGAGTCGCCAACACCATAGGTACAACTGGAGATGTATTAATTGATGCATTCTACACACTTCCAGATTTCTATGCGCGCAACGGAACATGGTTCATGAACCGTCAAACGATTAGAATTGTACGCGAATGGGTTGATGGACAAGGGCAGTATCTATGGACTCCAACCTTTGGCAATACATTAAGCACCGAAGCACCAGGCGCAATCCTCGGACGTCCCTACCAAGAGCTTATTGATATGCCTGCTCCTAATAACGCTGGAGTCTATGAAAATGGATCTATTCCTATTCTCTTCGGTGACATGAGATCGGCATATTACATTGGTGACCGTTTAGGCATGACAATGCTACGTGACCCTTACACCAACAAGCCGTACGTAAGCTATTGGACTCGCAGTCGTGTAGCTGGAAACGTAATTCTTCCAGAGGCACTAGTTAAAATCGAGTTGGCATCTTAATAGAGGAGGAAAATCAAATGGCAAAAATGGATATGTACAATAATATTGCTCCACTTCTTCAAATCCCGCCTCTCGCGTATTCGGCTACAGAAACACCAGCAACTGGGGCGGACTTACAAGGATACGAGTCTTGTACGTTTATAATCACCACAGCGGACATAACGAGCGGTACTTGGACGGTTACATTCGAGGAATCGGATGAAGAATCTGCAAATTTTACCGAAATTGATGCAGCCGATCTATTGGGAAGTGCGCCTGGTCCCTTTACAAATTCTGGTGCTTTTGATGAAAAAATTTACAAAGTAGGATATATCGGAACAAAACGTTATGTGCGTTGCGTGGTGACCGAAACCGCCATGGGCACGGCTAATTTTAGCGTCATTGTAGAACGTGGAAATCCGCATAGTGCGCCTACACCAACCGACTTGAATGCGTAGGAGTGATACATTGTGAAACGAGTACGCATGATTCGTACTAAGCATATGCAGCGCGGAAGCCAAAGATATCGATACGACGAGGGGAAGGTATTTTATCTTCCCCTTAATGTTGCAAAAATGTTTATCCAAGAAGGATCAGCGATGGAAGATAAGTCTGTGGACGCGCCATCCGAAACAAAAGCAAAGCCCAAGCGTAAGAAAAAAGCCATTTGAGGAGGTGAGGGGGTATGTCGTGGCGACTCATCGTACCGCCAACAGTAACGCCCGTGAGCGTGTCAGAGGCAAAAGAACACGAGCGAATATCTATCAATGATGCAGCCGAGGACTTACTAATACAACAACAACTATTCGCTGCTACTCGATTTGCAGAAGAGTTTACACGTCGCGCTTTCGTTACCCAGACCTGGGAGCTACGTACTACAAAAATCGCGCAAATTATGGAAATTCCACGGCCCCCACTTCTTGAGATTATTCCAAATAGTACCGACGCATCAAGCATGGTGTTCACTAACATGAATGATGTAACTACTGCTATCGACGACGATACCTGGTTTCAAGACAATGTGGATGAGCCCGGTCGTCTAATATTCAAGTCCAGTTTAGCATTCCCATATCCTTGGGCCACATGGGGGTGGGGATGCATTCCGTATGGGTACATGACGCTGAAGTTTCGCGCAGGATATGGTGTCGACGGGGATACGAGTGTGGAAAATATCCCTTGGGAAATTAAAGAGGCTATCCTGCAAATATTCGGCTTCTTGTACCAGAACCGCGAAGGCCAGCCTATCCCGTGCGGAAGCGTTGCGCATACGTTACTCCAGCCGTTTAAGGTGGAATATTTATGAGCTGTGGATTCGGTGCAGGTTGTGGAAAGGGAAACTATAAGCCGTCTGTATTTCCGGCGATTGACGCGGGCTCCTTTCGCCAAAAGGTAGAGATACAGACGCCATTTCTTCTCGAGGATAACCAGGGTGGAGGATTGTATCAATGGTCTACTATTGCCACAGCATGGGCACGTATTGAAACGATTGATAGTGGTTCCTACGGGTCGTTGGTTAACCGCGAAAATTGGGAAGAAGGCCAGTTACGGGCACGTAATAGTTATAGAATCACACTGCGCTATGGCCCTACAATCACTACAGATATGCGCATCATCTATAATGGAAGAGATTTAGAGATACAGTCAGTAGTAAATGTAGACGAGTTAAATTGGGTGATTACGTTATTTTGTCAGGAGATGGGAAACGGTGAACCTCAAAATTAAAGTTCTTGGAGTAAACCAAGCCATCAATAATATTGAGAACTACATGAAGCGTAAGCACGCTAGTCTATTAGGTGCGGTCGCTGAATCGTCGGCTTCTATAAAATCAGAAGCTAGGAGTCTAACACCTGTGGATTTAGGAGATCTTCGTGACAGTATCAACTATACAGTTAAAGATCGCAAGAATGTAATTGAGGGCGACATCTTAGCAGATTCTTCTTACGCTGCCTATGTTGAATTCCCCACTAGGCCTCACTGGGCTCCGCGAGAGGCGTTGCAAGGATGGGCTGACCGTCATGGCATTCCAGTATATGCCGTACAACGAGCCATCGCTGAAAAAGGAACACTTGGTAAGCCGTATATGGCTCCAGCAGCTGCTCGTGAGAAGCCCAAATTTATCCGCGCGGTTAGAAGGGCTATGAGTAGCCCATGAGCGGAGGAAATAGTTTTAACCCGATACTCGTAGCTGTTACACAACTTTTGAAAGCAGACCCCACGCTGATGAGTCAGGTTACTGGGGTCTTTAATTTTGTACCTGATAATCAACTTTTTCCGTACGTTTGCATTAACACCACGTCGCCAAATCAATATCAAACCATGGACCGATACGGGCAAGATGTAACTATAAACGTAGATGTATACGGGCAAACGATTGGACCCAATGCTTATCAAGGCTCTAAACAAATAAACGACATTATGAACTCTGTGCAACGCCTGTTATCGCGTACATTCTTTCCAATTATAGGGTGGAGCAATCTTGGATGTGTGGGAACATACTCTAATACTCTCCAAAACGGAAAGGGACTCACGTATCAGGGTGTTATGCGATTTGAATTAAAAGTACTACAAGAGTACAGTCCCGATTATTAAGGAGGGATACAATGCCCCGTACAGTTATTACAGTAACTAACTTGGACCCTCAAAAGAGCGTGGGACTAACACTAGAAGACGCAGACGCAATGAATGGCATGATGTTTTCCAATGATGGCACCTCAGCCCTCGTGGTTAAAAATGATGGGGCAATGGACCCTGTGCAAGTAACCATTGTTGCTGTACCTGACGAGGCCGGCCGCGCTGTGAATTATGTAAAAACCGTAGACGCTGGAACCACGGAGGTATTTGGATACTATTTACCTGCGTGGTGGAATCAGACGGCTCAAAATCTTGGATATATCTATGTAGACTTCGATGATGATACGGACATTAAAGTCGGAGTTATTAACTTTTAGGAGGGGATAAAATGGCAGCAACACCGCTTACAGTTTATACAGTCCCATTTCAAGGCGTAATGAATCTTACAGCAAATAACACTACTGCTACTGCTGAAATGACATTTGTCAACGATGGGTATACAGTCATGAACGTCGTTAATGCTGATCCAGATAACGCGCTCACTGTTACGATAACTGGTGTGAAAGACAACGCAGGCCGGGGGAAAACAATTACTCAGGAAGTGGCTGCGGCTGGAGGTTACTTCATGTTCGGACCACTCCGCCCAATTTGGTGGAACGATTCTGGCGATGTTCAAGTTTCTTTCAGCACCGGAGATGACATGGGCGTTCCCAATACCCTAGCTAATATTGGTGTTAAAGTAATGAAACTTCAATTTTAAGGAGGGGCATAAATGGCAATTCAGGAGTTAAAACCAGGGGCAGGATATGTAACCGTGCCATTCCAGGGGCACGCCAATTTGACAGCGAGTTTTGTTGCGGCTACACAAACGAACATTAGTTTCGTAAATGATGGGTATTGCGTATTGTTTGTGCAAAACAATAGCGGAGGAGATCGCCTTGTTAAGATTCAGTCTGAGCCAGATAATGCTGGCAGAATCGACGAGGCGCTAACAAACGATGGGTTTGACGTACCTACAATGACCACCGAGATGTTTGGACCATTTCGGCCGATTTGGTGGAACGAAGCAGGTAAAGTGTTCATTGAACTCGATGCAATTGCAACGACAAACCTACTTGTGGTCAAGTATCAATTTTAGGAGGAGGGACCTATGGCAGTAATACAAACCCTCGATGTAGTGCGTGTTCCTTTCCAAGGGGAGATAAATTTCACAGATCAATTTTCTAATGCTTATACTCAAATGAAGTACCCAAATGACGGGTACACCGTTCTTTATGTCCGCGTTGGAGCTGTTACTCCTACTATTACAATTAGTTCTGTACAAGATAGCGCCAGTCGATATGGAAATGTTGGGCCAACCGTAATGCAAGCAAACAAAACCGTATCGTATGGACCATTTAGGCCAATTTGGTGGAACAATAGTGGCTTTGTCTATGTAACCCTAAGCAACGCAGCTAATGTTACTGTTGCTGTACTAAATTATCAATTCTAAATACAAAGAGAACACCCGTTGAGGTGTTTTTTTATGCCCAAAAAGGAGGATTCAGAATGCCAACAAGTGCATTTGCAGGGTTTACAGGGAAGGTGTATATATCCGTGGACGGCATGAACACGTGGGTACCCGTGGGCGAGACGCGTGACGCAACACTCACTGTGAACCAGGAAGAAATTGACGCAACATCGTTTGACAGTATCGGATGGATGGAAAACATTGTGGGACTCCTCTCATGGGAAATGAGCATGGAGTCCCTTTACGTATACGGGAATGAAGGGCAGACCGAGTTAGAGGATTCCCTATTAGGAGGACAAGTTGTGGGATGGAGATTCTTGCCCAAGGTTCAAGCTGGTAACAAGGGTTATCAGGGGCAGGGATTTGCTACAAGTTACGAAGTTAATATCCCCGTGGACGACGCGGTTACATTGTCGCTAAACATAAAGGGCTCTGGATACTTAGAGACCTATACTGCTTCCTAGGAGGGGATATTTAATGGCCAATAAGCACCGTGGAGAAGTCTCAATTAAGCTAGATAAAATGCGTAAATTAAGATTTAATACGCACGCTCTGGCGGAGTTAGAAGACATCTTAGGACATTCTCTTACAAAGCTAGACACTGCGGAGGTAGGAGTTAAAACAATCGTAAAAATGTTTTGGGCCGGTATGATTCATGAGCTTCCTGAGTTAACTCTTAAAGAAGCTGCCGACTTAATGGACTACAGTACAATATCCGAAGTATCCGAAAAGGTTCGAGAAGCATTAGAACTATCTTTTGGAACAGAGGACGACAAGGAAAAAAAAAGAGGAACGATCTGAGTGGAATTGGGTAGAAATAAAAAAGCTCGCATTCGGTCCGCTTTCGCTGAGTCCAAAAGAGTTTTGGAGCTTAACCCCTGTGGAAATCTTCGCTATGGCTGAAGGGTATCACGAGCGTTATGATACCCAAATGCATATAGTCGCTTGGCACGCAGCCAATGTAATGAATATCCACACTAAAAAGCATATAACAATCGATGGTCTTCTAGGAAAGAAGAAAGAAATGACGCAAATTGACCGCGAAACACAAGTTGAAAAGCTACGTAGTGCCCTAGCAGAGAGGAGGATGAAAAATGGCAACTAATACAATAGCTACTCTTCTGATAAAAATTGGTGTCCAAACTCAGTCTCTGACCAAGGGAATGAAAGAAATTGAGGGTAAATTAGGTAAGGCTACAAAGGACTTTTCTGCATCCTCTTTGGCAATAAGAGCTTCTTTTGCTGCCATTGGTACGGCCGCGGTAGCTGGTTTAGGAGTTGCGGTCAATAAAGCTATTAAATTCGAAAATCAGATGACGCGCGTTAAAGCAGTAACTAATGCAACTGACACTGAATTTAAGCAACTCCAAGACACTGCTTTCAAGTTGAGTAATGCAACTGGCGAATCTTCTACTAAGATAGCCGAAAGCATGGAGAAGTTAGCACGATTTGGGTTCGAGTCAAAAAAGATAATAGAAGTATTGCCTTCAATATTAGATGCCACTAAGGCAAGTGGGGAAGGTCTCGAAACTGTACTTAAAGTTACAGAAGCCCTTATTTCGGAGTTCGGACTTACTGCAAGTGATACTACTAAAGTAGTAGACTTACTTTCTGCCGTATCATTCAAAACTCGAGCGAATATATCCAAGATGGGTGAAGCATTTAAATACTCGGCAGGAACAGCTAAACAAGTAGGCATTGAAATGCATGATCTGGCTGCCACCACGGGTCTTTTAATCAATGCAGGGGTAGAGGGAGGCATGGCTGGTCGCGCAATGAGAAGAGTTATGCTCCGCCTCGCAAGCCCTACTGGTGCAGCTGCTAAGGGATTGCGTAAGCTCGGAGTAACGATAGACGACGGAAAAGGCAAGATGAAATCGATGACTTCCATCATCGGCGATTTTGTGGATAAAACTAAAGATCTAACTAAATTGAAAAAGGTTGAAATAATAAATAAGATATTTGGCACTGAAGGTGTTACTCCTATTCTAGCGCTAATGGAGCAGGGGCCTGAAAAAATAAAAAAACTAGCTAACGAAATAGAAAAAGCTGGTGGGATCACTAAAAACACAGCAGATATAATGCGCAACACTGCGCAAGGAGCCATTGACCGCTTTAACACTTCTATAGAAAACTTGGGAATAAAATTAGCAATTAACTTTCTCCCCCTTATCACAAAGGTAGCAGATGGCCTTGGTGAACTAATAAGTTCTGTTTCAGAATGGAAAATTGATGAAGAATTTGCAAAAAAATTAGAACCCATTAAACAAAAATTTGCAGATATATTTACTGAAATTGGTGCTAGTTTAAAGGTTAAATTAGCGGGATTTAAAACAATATGGGATGAATTCAGCCCGTCTTTTAAACAAAATATTACAGATACACTAAATAGTATTGCTGCAGAATGGGAAACAACCTGGAATCATCTCGAGCCTGTGATGAACATTGGACTAGAGGCAGCTAAGATAGCTGAAGCAGCGGCACTGACCGCAATGACTGGGGATTGGGAAACCGGTATGCGAAATATACTTAGATCAACCAGGGAGATACTTGGTAACTTGGGATCTATTATTGATGAAGTTTGTGGTCCACTGCCTGGCAAGATGGCTCATTGGGCCGGAGAAATGCTGTTTAGCTTTTATTCGAAAATCAATGATGGATTAGCAAAATTTAATATTGGTAGCAGCATAGGGGATTCAGTAGCTGATTACCTTGCCCATAGTACCCCTAAAAAGGGCCCGCTTAAAGATGATGATAAATGGGGCGGGCACATGATGGACAACTTTACAAAAGGTATCAAACTTGGCATGCCCCAACTAAAAACAGCTTCAGAGGAAGTCGCTTCATTTTTAAATATGAAGGACTATTTTTCTCCAACATCTCCTATTTCGAATAACAACACAGTAAATGTATATCCTCGATCAACAAACATGAACAAGAATCAATTTGTGCGCGCTCTTAACCAAGTGGCTTGGACGAGGGGTGGGGTGATGATCTAATGCCCTATTGGCGATATGAATGGGTAGACCGCGTGGACAAGAACGGTAATACGACTGTCGCTAGTACAGTTGTGGGACTAACGCCTGTCATGATGTACTCATTTTCGGGGGGATCAGCTCCTCCGTTTCATCCCGTTAATGAACCGATCCCGCTAACACCAGGATCTTTTTTAAAGTTTGTGGATACAGACGAAAATGAAATTGATTTGACCATCCTTGTTCAAGCTGCTAATTATACGGATCTATGGAATAAGCTAAGAACGTATCCGGCTCTTTTTAGTCCTGTTAAAAAAAGTGTCTCAGTTGCTGATCCACGCTATCCTCCCGACATTACTTATAAAGATGCCAAGATTGATCTAACTGGAGAGGGGAAACTAGTTGTAACCACGCCAGGAACGCACTTGGTGGAGGGTAATCCAGTACCGCGTCCAAATGTAAGAGAACTCATTTGCAGATGTATTTCAGGGTTTAACTACGATCCGAGTACTCTTCTGCCCACTAGTGTAAAAGCTACGCTATCTTTTTACGCCAATCAACCATACTGGCGCGACTCAATCAACTCTGGATTTGCTGCTAACGCAAATGGGCAAGTTCCGCGATGGTTTGATTACTTTCCTGTGCGTCTAGGCCCCCGACTCGGAACGTTTGTTGCCCAGTTTAGCGACCAAGACCCTAATCCGAATCCAATTTTGAACGATGGGGATGTAGACACTCCTCTCATTTGGACCATACACGGACCTGGGAGAAACATTACTCTAACGAATCAAACAACCGGTCAAACGCTGACCGTTAACACTGGGGATAACGGACTAGGACAATTAGAAACTCTTACAATCAACACGGCTACTAAGACAGTTGTGAAAAGTGGCAACGGAATCACGAACTGGTTAAACAAGGTTACGTTTGATTCTCAATTTTGGTATCTTGCACAGGGGAGTAATAATATCCGCGTGGAAATGTTTGGGGCAAATAATACTACTTCCGATATACGAGCGTCTTACCATAAGCGCTATTTTGGGGTGATTTGATGGATGTACCACATTACGAAATATTTATCCGAGACAATAACTTTAACATAGCAGGCGTGGTAACGCGTTATAAATCACTAGAACTGGTAATGAGATACAACGACATCGGATCATTCGTTATTGAGATGATAGATGATGATGGGGAAGACACCCAAACAATGAAGGCTGTATTCCGTCAAAATGGTTACGGCGGTGGCATTGTAGTAACTCGTAATTCGCAAATTATTTTTTCTGGCTTCATCCGAGGGTATGAGGCAACTGGAGTTTTTGCCAATTCAGAAGACCAAAAAACAATCATTTTCCACGGGTGGGACGATACAGGATACCTAGCCTCGAGACTTGCGATGGTTCCACAGCTGCCGCCTTTTGTAGCGCCATCACCCAACTATGGGCCATTCGTAGCACCTTTCTACCAAGGATGGGGATATCATGTGTATCCCGAATTAGATCCTACTATTACAGACCCTGCCCAACAGCCGCGAAGAAATATTTCGCAAATATTACGCAACTTAGTACAGCTAAACATTGCAGAAGCGGCTCCCCCAGAGCGTAGGCTCCAGCAATTAAATCCTGGTCCAAACAAGCTTTTAGGCCCGCGCTCTTATCGCGTGCGTAGCAGATACGAAAACCTGCTTACAAAACTGCAAGAGGTAGCGGCTTTTGTTCCAGATGCGGATGATCCAAACGACAATTACATGAGAAGACTAGGAAACGAAGATTACGACGGTTTAATGTTTCGGTTAATCCAAAACGAGCCAGGCGAAATACTATTCGATGTACGAAAGCCAAGAAGCAGCACTAAAAATAGTGTTGTTTTTTCATTGGGATTCGGAAATATATCCAGTTATAAGTACACCGTTGAGCAACCAGACATAAATTTTGTAGTAGCAGCAGGCATGAACTATAAGCCCACTAACTGGAGTTCATATCCTGCTGCACCAGTAGATCCACCTCCACCACTAACTCCGGCACAATTGGCGAACGCTCCAAGTGCGGATCAAGATCCTCTTGCGCGGTACTTTTGGCATAAAGGGTCTACTGCCATTACTAATAATCTAATCCAGAAATACGGCTTGTGGGAAGGATTCTTAGATAGGAGAGATATCCAATATCCAGTCACGGGACCGGATGGGAATCCCGTTAGTGGTGCCCCCAGAGCACCCAACGTATGGCCTGTGACAGCTTTGGGGAACGATACGTATCAGTACATGAACACAGATATGCTGAATGCGATGCAGGTTGAGCTAATTGAGAAAAGAGACAAGGAAGAAATCGAGGTTACAACCGTCAATGTAGAGCCGACACTATTTATGACCAACTGGCGCATGGGAGATTTAGTCACCATAATCGTTCCCGATCACGAACCTGTACAGCAGCGCATACGTGAAATTAATATCAGCCTAACCAAAGAGGCAGGCGAGCGAATAACTACTACAATTGGCGTACAAAATTCTGGACAACACTTAGATATATTGAATGACGTTATCTCTGTGCGTCGCAAATTATCTTTAATACAAAAATCTAGATAGCCTCAGGGAGGTGTTTTTTTTATGCCGGCAGAGTTTGCTTATTTCCCGTTCGAAGCGGGAGCAGGATCAGAATCAAGCGAGCCGCAGTGGGGAGCAATGTTTAAATATATGCGCACCACGGGGATATTAACGGCGGACTCCTCGCTGGACCCCACTTCGGATAACTTGGCGGTAACGGCGTATGCAGTAGGACTAGCCGTTAAAGTAGCCGTGGGAGAAGCGTGGGTTCAAGGCTTTATGTTTCAACAAACAATGGACTATAACTATTTAACAATAGAGAGCAACCTCTCTGGCAACCCACGTATTGACCTCGTTGTTGTAGAGCTAGATGTGGACGCAAATATTATTGAAGAAAAAGTTATAACAGGAACGCCTGATCCTACCCCTGTGGCCCCGACTCCCGCGCAAAATGATACAGTGTGGCAACTGCCATTGGCAACCGTGGATGTAGCCGACGGCGCAGTGGTAATCGATGATGCAGATATAACAGATCTACGCGTGCATAGCTATCAAGCGCAAAAAGGGTCTTCCCCCTTGGTCGCCGGATCTGGGATCACGATTACGTATGTGGGCGATCAAATCGTTATTAGTTCGCCATGATGGAAATCTGTCGTGTTTCTACAGCTAACGTACATCTATCTGCCTCACAAGAACTCATCGTAACGTGGGAAAACGGGGAAGAGAATAAGCACCACACTAAAAAAGAGTATCTTAAAATCCTTACTGATGGCGAGTATAAAGTGGCTTATGAGATCAAGTGGAAGCACGTGGAAAGCACTTCACAGCCATTACAACTTACGATATATCGCATAACGAAAGACTTTCAAATGATCGCCCTTCACCAGCACGCCACCGTCTGTGTAGGGAATCCCATCACCGTTAGAAAGAATTTCCCTTTTCAACTCAAAAAAGGTGACCGCATTTGTGTAGCTGCTAAAAATTTCAGCAGCGTAAACTTTTTACTCATAGATTCTAAACTTTCACTAACCCAACTCTAGAAAGGAGGCAAACGATGCCACCAGCAGAGTTTTTTTATTTCCCATTCGATGCAGGCCCAGGCTCAGAATCCGCCGAAAACCAATGGGGAGAAATGTTTGTGTGGATGCGCACTACAGGCATACTTACGGAGAGCTTAACCCTCAATACTACTACAGATGATTTAGCGGTAACACCAGGGAGTTTAACAGATCTCGTTATTCAAGTAGCCGTAGGGGAAGCGTGGATTCAGGGTTTCATGTATCAACACACCACGGATTATGCGCAGTACGCTCTAGAGGAGAATCTGTCAGGAGATCCAAGAATTGATCTCATTGTTGTGGAGCTAGATGTAGATGCCAATGTTATTGAGGAAAAAGTTATTACTGGGACACCAGACCCATCACCAGTTCCTCCCACACCTATACAGAACTCTACCATCTGGCAAATGCCCCTAGCGGAAGTGTATGTAGCTGACGGAGCCACAACAATCAACTCCATGGATATCACGGACGTAAGAGTGCGGAGCATGCAAGGAGACGGCGGATCTGTAGCGGTAACACTCAATTCAGCTGGCGGAGACGAGACACTTGTTGCGGGCGGAAATGCACCGCCAAACTTACAATGTAAGGGACTGACTCAAGGGGCGAATATTACACTAACGAGCGATGCAGATAGCGTAACAATATCGGGCGCAAACGCTCCTTCAGATTCGCCGCTGTGCATCGTGCGACGAAGCACTAATTTATCCTGTGCGAACAACTCTATTGTAACCATGACTTGGGATATAGAAGATGCGGATAGTACGGGGACGATGTGGGAAGGTGTAACAAATCCCCAGAATGTGGTGATTCCCGAAGATGGTTATTACAGTATAACCGTGCACATATTTTGGGGTGGCGATGCGGCAGGCAACGGGATGGCAAGAACATTTATTCGTAAAAACGGCGGTTCAGTTTCTATGTTTGCAGCGCGAACGACTGGAAACTATAACGTGTCGAATGACCACGCTGTAACGATTCCATGCGTAGCAGGCGATATTATTACTGTTCATCCACAGCAAACGAGCGGAACTACTTTAAATGTGTTATTTGTAAATCCGTTTAGCCCAGCATTGGAAGTTAGAAAAGTACGCGAACTATAGGAGGGGTTAAGAGTGATAATTTATGCGCCTTGGACTTTTGAAGATCCGCCGCAGGACTACGGGAATGGTGTAGAAACTGGGCTACAAGTAACGCAAGATAGCGGAATGGATATAGCTGTATCTGCTGGTACAGCAAAGATTTCGGGAGACTTTTCAAGCGATTCGTCCGCAACGCTAACGGTATCGGCGAATGTAAGCGGTGTAACGAGGTATGACCTCGTCGTTGCACGCGTGGAAATCGGAACTACTAATGCAGAATTGGCTATCAAGACAGGGAACTTAAATCCGCAACAAAACAACACAATCTGGGAGTTGC